AGCGTGCGCCACGCAGTGCGGCCAATCGAGCAACCGCAGTGTATGGATGAAGCGCAACGACGTTTAGGGCTGCTCATATAATACTACTAGTCCAGAAAAATAGCCTGACCCCGGAACCGACCGTTGGCCGTTGAGAAATCAACCGTCTCCTCCGTTCCCGGAGACGGCATTGAGTAATACCCGTTCCCACAAAACGTCGTGGGACTTACGCGGTACACGGTCACCCCACCTGCACAGTACAGAACCGTCCCACGATGGCCCGTCAGTACTTTGAGGTGAACACCGTCAATGTTTGTGATTCGAGGAGTTTCATCCTTCTTCAGGATTTCGGAAAAGTACTCTGCTTCAGAGACGTTCGGGGTCGGCGCGAGCATACCCTCGTTCATAGCAATAGGGTTGAAGGACAGGATTTGGAGAGTCATTGTTTTTGGATGGAATGACAATCCGAATCTGTGACTTGACGCAGTAAAAACACATTTTTAGCGACGGCGGTTAGTATTTCTGGCTGGCGACCGACGACGGTTATTAGTAGCGAGAACAGCAGAAATTAGGCGATTCAGCTGAGCTGAAATCGACGCGGGACGTTTGGCGTTTGACTTTCTGTAGTTCGAAATCCGACTGCTGGGCATTTATCATATGTCAACATTTTTATCCGTATAGAGCTGCGATGATCATGTTCTTCGTCATGTTGTTTGCGTTTGTGATGCCGTGACGACGCGCCAAGGCGACGAGCTCTGGTTTCTTTTTGCTGGACAGAAGCGTACCGCTCTTGCGAACGCGACCGTTCGTCCCCTTGGACAGGTTTTCGGCGTGACGACGGTGTGCGACCGGCAACACGTGCTCGGCGTACCCACGCTTCGTCAGATTTTTACCCTTTTTGAGGTTACGCACGGCGTTATTCGCCGATGCGCGGCTTGTGACCCAGTTTGCCTCCCAGTTGCGTGCGTGTCTGTTGGCGTTTGTCGCTGTGAATCCAGAGCTGACGAGCTTCGCTTTGAGCATACGACGCGTGAGAGTGCGCAGGTTGTTCATGCTGTTTGCGTAGTTGTTCAGAACCTGTTTCGGCGTGCGACGTGTTCCGGCGCGTGCACGTGTCAGGGTGACAGCTGCGCGTCGAGCGTTCCGCAGTGTACGTGCTATACCAGTGCGTTCTCTCGTTGTGATTGCTGCGAGTGGTTCACGGCGACGAGTCGCGGTCGCTGCAGCAGCTCGCGGCGACGGTCTGCGAACCGAAGTCGGTCGGTTCGAGCTGGAACTGCTCGAGGAGGATCCGAGAATAGCTCGAATCTCCGAAAGCGGCATGATCGGAGCTGCGCGCGTGACGCGAGATCCAGCTCCGATGGGAAGGCGACTGACGGCTGCGGTCGGCACGCGACGCGTCGTCTCGCGGACGATGTTATCCCCGCGGGTTCTCGTCACGTTACGGACGGTGACACTACGGGACGCGTTGCGGTTACGGCCGCGCGTGAAGAATGCAGCACGGGACCGAGGCGACATGCGCATGAAGTTGGCTGCGCTCGGACGACTGATTCTGACGCCGGGGATGTTTGCCAGCGCACGGCTGGCAATGTCAGCTGCGTTCGTGCTCGGCGTCGCTGAACTGAACATCGCACCGATTGAGGGTGACGTGAAAGATGCGGCGCGTACACCTCGAGCCGGTTTTCCTGAAAGGAACGGGTCCCTGAGGATGTCCGCGAACGATGGCAGGTCTGCATTCGACACACCGTTCTTGAGGCGGTACGCAGTCACCTTGTTCGTGTTGGCGCCGCGGTAGCTTCCCGGGAGCATGCGACTCAGGAACGCCTCGGTCTGTGGCAGACCGCGTCTGATTTCGCTGTCGAGAGCATTCAGGAAATAGTGCGCATCGTATTTGTACGATGTCGAGTTTGAAATTCCAGAGCTCTGGTAGCTCCCAGCGTTGATGACTGGGTTCGACCCGTGCTTCTTCAGACGCGACAGACCGAAATCGGTAAGCAAGTAACGCACCTTCTTACCGGTGTCATCGACGAGGATGTTCCCGAGGTGCATGTCGTTGTGTCGAAACTCTGGGTACTTGGTGTGAATCTTCTTGAGCGTCCCGATAACCTGGCGAATGAGGTCAGCCATCACCTTGTCGGTGACGCGGTCACCCATCTTTCGCAGCCAGCTCTTCAGGGTTCCACCGTGGGCGTACTCGGTGTACATGACCATCTGCTTTTTGTAGTTGAACACGTCTGTACGTCTGTTCGTGAACGCAGAGACTGGGACAAAGAGCTGTTGGTCGAAAAACTTGATGGGTTTAGGGATGTGTCGCGGGGCAACCTTGTAAAGAGCCTTTTGGATGTTGAATTCGACGCGAGCCGACTGGTTTGCAGCCGAGTACGACTTGTCTGAAGGGGAAACCTTGATGATGATTTTGCGTTTCCCAGCGGGATCTGTCGATGCGAGAAACACGACACCCTGCTGACCCGATGCCAGACGCGCCATACCTGGACGAATCGTCTTCCGACCCTTGGTGACATTGTACACCGTACGGAGACTGCCGTTGGGCGCAGCCGAGGTCAACTCGTACCCTGTACGCCCGTTGTTCGTCGAGTTTTGAAACAAGCGATTCATACTATGAACCGACATTTTCTTCTACGTAGACCGCCGACGCCGGTTCTCGATGTTGTGGATACGGTGCAAAATGCGTCTGGCGAGATTTCGGTTTGTTCTCCAGTTGTTCTCTACTGGTTCTCGGTTCAGGATCGTGATTCGAGTTGTTATGTTGTTGTTACTGTTCTTGATACTATTCACCCATCGTCGTACATTTTCAGCTGTCATGGTTGACGGGAAAAATCTCGTGTATTTACTACGGGCAGCGGCGATTGGAAGCATTTTGTTTTCTCCTCGAACAACGCGTTTTCCGAACGTGTTACTCTTTATGTGGTTTATCATCCGGATGTAAGGTGCGAGATTAATTGTGTTTCTTGCTCTGGCAGCTCTGGCGTTTGCAGTGAGTGCGTTGAAGTTAGGTCCGTTGTTTCTGTTGCTGTTGCTGTTGTTGTTACCGGCTGCAGCCGCACCTACCAATTTGGCTCGTTTGACTCTTCGTCCCGTGTTAGCATTAATTCTCTTCAGTGTCATATATCTACTGATTTTTTGTTCAAAGTTTTGAATTGCTGTTATATAATTTGTCAGTGGAACATTGTAATTCTGACGACCGACGAATCGCTCGTATCCTTTTGCGTTGAGAGCTTTCGCTGCGTTGATAGCTGGTTGTGTTATTGTTACATCACTACGGCACCCCGATATAAACAGAATGACTTTACCAAGTAGTCTAAAACGAGTTGTAGTCACGAGCTGCTGAAGATTTACAATCTCATTATAATATAACCGATTTGTGGTAGTCCCGGGAAACCACAGACCACACATGTTATCGTATTCTTGTATAATCGGCCTTGTGGGGGAATAATCATTCATCTGTAAAATATGATTTGGTATGACCATACCAGGACCGTAAATATGTTTTTTCCAGTCGAGACCTAGTTTTGTAACCAGTGTAGGAATTTGGTTCCGGGGAAGATTCCCTGTTATAAACTGACGCATTTTGTTTTGATTCCCAAACACATCTCTCCAACCCTGTGAGATTGTGTTCTGCAGAAGACCCAGGTAACCTGGTTTTGTCAGAAATACGACGTACATATTCGATGGTATCAATACCGGTGGTAAATTCGAATCGTGAGCCCCGTGACCGACCGCTACCGCAAATTTAACATTCTGAATATTCGCTCTTAGGTTATTCAGACGCGTCGTCATATTGTTTACGAAGATTTATTTTCCTTTCCACCGTAGGTGGAAAGTCCGTCGATGGCAACTAAACTCGCTTCGCGAGTTTAGGATTTAAAAACGACACACCGTCGGACGAACGTAGGCAGTACGCATTGAATAGCATACCACGCGGACCGCACGAACGAACTGGCGCCTATAAAGTACAATTTGTTGAGCAGGTTCTGATCACGGGTATGTTCGTGAAGTGCCCATACAATCTTGACGAGACCGATAATATCAACCTGGGTGAGGTCAACTCGTGACACGTCGATGTACGCGTTCACGGGCTGAGCGATGCTTTCTATGACGTCCCGAACCTGTTCGAAATTGACGGGTTGGGACTGGATGTACATGTCGGTGTCGACAATCACAATGTCGTCGTAGACGTACATCCACATTATACTACTGACTCGAGAATTTTTCAATTGACAAACCCCTGCAGTAGACGATTCAGGTTACGATTTTCCGCCGCCCGTTTAGCTGCAATGGCCCGGAATCCACTCGCACGGTGCGGCACGACTGCGATTGAAATCTTTCCATTTGGACCCACGACGTAACGGGCTTTATTTTGTCTCCGTCGTTCGAGGAATCCTCTGACGTGCGCTTGTACTTTCGTTGCTCGCCGATGTTTGATTCTCATGCGCTGAGCTGTTCGCAGCTGGTTGAGTCTGTTATTCTCCTTCTTGAGTTCGGCTCGAATAGCGTTCAGACCTTTGAGGATGGTGTTGTAATTCTTTTTGTTATTCTCGTTCAATGAATTTCTGTTCACTTGGCGAGAAAAGTTATTGATTGTGTTCTTGTAAGGTCTACCATACTCTGCCAACGAGTTGATGAGTCTCATCTGAGATAGGAATCTCCTGTTGCTCATTAACACGGACCAACATTTTTTTCGTCACATTAATTATCATGAACAATCTCCCCCCGAACATTCGTCGGAATATTATTACGAAACTCACCCCTAGGAATTACGCAATGTTCGCGCGCGCATCCAGCGCAAAGTATACGCGCAAGACGGTTCCTATAGGGTTAGCCGTGACGAAAGTTGGACCGGAATCGGTCCCGCGTGCGAGAACCTTTGTGAATCGGTCTCGGGCGGTCGCCAAGACGCCTCGGATCCAGTCAGGTGATACCGTCGACTCGACCAATCCGTCCGCGTACAAGAACAACAACTGGCGGTACTATCTCGTATGGGATGCGCGCACGTTGGTGTTTCTGAACACGCGTAACGGTCAGCCATTTCTGATAGATTCACAGGGTCAGCGTAAACCCCTTCCGGCGCGTTTCAACCTCGGGGGTAACCCACCTTACCAGAACAGTCTCATAGCTCGCAAGGCTCGATTCCACACGTGGGAAGCGTATCAGAAACGTCTGATGCGTCAACCAAGACTAAATAAAGGAGCTACTGTGCGAAACAGAAAGTACAGGTATATCGGCAGCCGCGTCACCAACATGCTTCATCGTAAAGGTACCCTGAACAACTTGTCACTCCCGAACCTCGTATGGTGGAGTGGTCTGAACCCACAGATGTCGCTCGCTTACGGTCTAAAGCCGTACGTGAAACGCGGCGGGAGATGGTACAGACGTGACAAAAACCCGACAGTGCCGCTCACCAAGAACAACATCATTCGGAACATCTACTACATGAACAACTGGTGATCATTTGCCTCCACGCAGACGGAGGACCAAATGGAGGGTCGACTCCTTGGATATATTGTAGTCTGCCATCGTGCGGTCATCCTCGAGCTGCTTGCCTGCAAAGATGAGTCGCTGCTGGTCGGGAGGGATGCCTTCCTTTTGAAGGATCTTATCTTTGACACTGGCAATAGTGTCAGAACTCTCTACTTCAACGGTTATAGTTTTCCCGGTAAGAGTTTTAATGAAGATTTGCATCTTATTGGGTAACGAGACATTTTTTTAACCCTATGCGTTCGCTGCATGCGTGTGCAATCCTGTACAGTTCCGTGACGTTTGATTCATTAATCTCATCGAGGTGTTCATCCGTCACGACTGCAATCAGAATGTGGTATTTTTCATAAAAATTTTTAGCTGACCACACTCCACCCCATGGACGTTCAGTCTGTGGGTTGAATGTGTGCCTAAAGTCCCGCAGAAACCCTGAAAATATCTCCATACATATCTGTTTCTGAAGATATTTTTTTAAACTCGTACATCAATCGATTTCGACACGCACGGTAAGACGGGTCTGCAATTGCCCGACGCCAATTTCTCTGGATAAGGTGGGCGTAGTGATTCGCCATCATCATCTTGTGTTTCAGACTTTCGTAGAGTGTTTTTACCATGACATTGATTGTATTTTCGACGACTCGGTCGATGTGTTCGAATGGATCTCGCGGGAACGGCACATTCATAGATGCCCAGACGATGTGACAAAGCGAGTTTCGACAATACTGTAGGATGGGAACTATCTCTGTATACGCGTATTTACGAACCCACGGTGCGAAAACATCACGGACTGTTGCGTCGATGTTTTCACAATCACCCGTATCGAGTCGGTCCATCGCCTCCCATTGTCTCATGTCGGTATGAATTGTCAATTGGAACGTGAGCTCTTCGGATAAATGCTCGATGAGTTCGTCCATAGATTTATTTTGTGCACATCTCTTAAATGGCAGGTCTCGATGGTACTCAGGCACTCCTGATCGTTCTCATCATCCTCGTGTTTTTCCTGGTTTTCAAACGTTCAGAGCGTCGCCCAGATTACCCGTGGCGTCCGCGTCCAGGGTGGTGGCCCGAGGAGCGCGCCCACCGCCGTTATGAGGAACGCCGGTAAAGTCCTTTCCACCGCAGGTGGAAAGTCCGCCGCGCACTGGCAACTAGGATTTAAGTAACCGGTGCACACACCTTGTCGAGTGGTGGTGACTCGGTCCGAAGTTCCTTGGGCACTTTCGACGGCCATATGTATCCCCACTGCGAGTATTCACCAACGTCGAACGAGTAGTACGTCGGCATTTTTCGGTTCAAGGATGCCCGGTGTGACATCATGAGCGGTTCCCAGCCCCACCACCACGGCGGGCGAGGGGATCGACACACCGGCAGCTTTTGCATTGTGTTTTTGTATCCGCGAGCCACCCATTCATCAATCATAGTGTTACAATACAATGCCAAAAAACACGTATGTCCGGTCCACATGAGAGTCGCGGGGTGTTTCGTCCACCCTTTCGTCATTCCCATGAGGGCTCGCCAGAGTTGATACGCCTCGACGCGTTGTTTCCCTAATCGAAGACGGTCCAAATTTTTAGCACATTCGACGACAGAATCGGACGTGACAAAGGTGTTGACCATTTTTATTGATGTTGAAAATATCAGTTTTATCCACACTGTGACACTACACATTTTTGTGTTGAGGTATTATGAACGTCGGATCTGGGTTTGATGGTGTATAGTTTGATACGAGTTGTTTGACAAGTGCAGGGTTTTCCACTGAAATTAATTTTTGACGTTGCTGTGTGATTCCCTTGACCGAACGTTTCAAATGACGAGCAATCTCCTCGTCGGTCGAACCCTTCTCAGTCATGGACTTAATTGCATCCTTTTCATCACGTGAATACCCTTTTCCGTAGTTTTCTTCACCGAGTTCCTTGTGTGTCTTTGTGCGAAAACGAATGATACTCGTGTAATACATTTGCGTATACCGCATGCGATCTTCGATTGGTAAAGCGAGAATATGCTGCTCGAGGAGTTGAAGTTGTTGCTCCATTTTTGGTTGGCATAGAGACGTTTTGCTTTTACTTGTCAATGACAGCACACGATATTTCAGATTTCATCGATTCGATCAAGGAACACCTGACAGACGCCCAGTACAAAGAGGGTATGGAGATTTGTCAGAGTGTGTTTAAGAAAAAAGAGGCTTCGGCCGAAAAACTGTACCGGATGATATATCTTCGCCCGTATACTTTCCTTGATCACCACTGCGACGACGAGGATTGTGAGGATATGATTTTTCGGATCGCATTCACCAAGGTGACTCACCTCGTCAAGTTGTCTGATGCACGTGCGGAGCGAATCCGCACTGACAATATGTTTTACGGGTCGGACGAGGACATGAAGCCGTTCATCGATCTCCAGGTTCTACGTTCGTTTCCATCCGACCTGGCTGATCTCGACTCGGACATTCAGTGGTATGAATTTCCAGTCGTGTCTCTGGAGTTGGCTGAGGAAGCGGAGGGTTAGTTTTTTCTTACCCAGTAACCTTTGTTCGAATTGTACTTGTGAGTTGTTTTCAGGGTATTGTACGCGTTATTACCCATTCCTACATTATGGACATAATTTCCGTATTTTACACGGACCATTCTCATAACACCGTTATTCCTGCTGGAAGAACTCGGTGCGTATTGTACCCGAGGAGAATTGGCTTTCTTCGCTGCATTGTACCGCATGGTTGCGACCTTCGCGTTGTTCTTTGCAACCGTGAGTGCTTTTTTAGCGCGCTGGCGACGCAGCCATGCTGCTCTCAGAGTTAGAAACACCATTTAATACATGCTTACATTTTAGTTCGATCCCAAGAGCCTGATTCAATCAGGTTCTTGGGGCCGAAGCCCGAAAACAACGTTTTCGGCTGCCCTCTTTTTGGTGGAGACAATGTCTCCGGTGGGGCGGAGCCCCTTTCGCATTTCGCGGTGCACAACACTGGGTTTCTCTAGTTGGAGAAGGCCAGGCCACCCATGCCAGACTGGATACGCAGGATGTTGTAGTTCACTGCGAACAGCTTCTGCAGGGTTGCCTGGGTGGCGGTCTTCATCTGCACGGACACCTGGGCGTTGTCAATGCGAGAGAAGTTGCACGTGCCGGTCGGCTGGTGCTCCTCCGGCTGCAGGGCGAAGGAGTACACGTAGATGCCGGGGTAGGGGGTGCCGGTGTGGTGGTAGAACGGCTGGACCTGGTTGAAGTAGTTGCCGTACTGCTCCTTGAAGCGGTCCTGGCCGTTGAGGATCACCTTGAACAGGTGCAGAGGACCCACCTCCACGCCCGTGCCGACGCCACCCAGGAACTGGGTGCCCTGCTCGATCCAGTAGGCGTTGCCGCTGAATGCCGCCGTGCCCAGACCCAGGCTCGCCGGTGCCACGCCGGCAGTGCTCACCAGCTGGGGCACGCCAGTCACGTTGGGCATGATGTAGTTGTTGGAGGCCTGCAGAGTCAGCACGTTGGACGTCACGTTCACGTTGCCAGTGGCCGTGCAGAAGTTCCACATGGCGTTCAGCTGAGCCGTCGCGCTGGCAGCCGGGTTGGTGTAGCACCACACCAGCTCCTTCACCGGGTGGTTGAAGGACAGACGCACCAGCTGGACGGAGCCCTCAGTGAAGTTGGATGTAGCCAGCTGGTCACCGCCGGTGTGCTGCACCTGCTCGATCAGGTACTCGTGACCCTTCTGGGCGAAGCGGCGACGCTCCTCAGTGTCCAGGTACACGTAGTTGGCCCACACCTCGAAGGCGTTGGTCGTGCCGAAGTAGCTGGCGTAGTAGGCGGTCAGGTCGAAGTCCAGGCGCACCTCGTGGTACTGCAGGGCAATCAGGGGCAGGTACAGGCCGGGGTTGCGGTTGAAGAAGAACAGCAGGGGCAGGTACACCTTGGACGGGGACAGAGCAGACGTGCCAGTCGCAGTTGGGTTGGCTGCCGTGGTCATCTTGCCCCAGGCATACTTGTCGGACTCGTTCAGGAACACCTCGGCGTACAGGCGCCACCAGGTCTGGTAGTGCTTGTCGATGCGCTGGCCACCGATGGTCAGCTCAACGGCGGCAATGGCACGCTCAGCCACCCAGTTGGTGTCGAAGCCGGAGTTGTTGGACGTCAGCACGTTGGACACCGGGGTCAGGGCCACGTGCATGTTGCCGACCAGGTCGCCGTTGCGGGCAATGGTCACGGACACGCGGCCGCTGCTGCTGGGGGAGCCGTTGGTCGTCTGCTGGATCAGCTCCATCGCGAAGTTGGTGTGACGCTTGTACACAGCCTGGAAGAAAGTCACCTTGGGGTTACCGGTCAGGTAAACATCCTGGGCGCCGTAAGCTACGAGCTGCATAAGTCCTCCTGCCATGATCGCGTTTGTACTATACGCCAAGAAAAAAATTTAGACACATTTAAACCCACCCGCGCCCCAGGGCATAAACATTTTTGTCCCTGTACTATAAATGGCTGACCATGATGAGAACCCTGACATTGACCTGGACGCTGAGGGCGAGGATGAGTTTGACGAGATGATGGACCCCATGGAGGCGCTTGCCAACTTCCTGACGACCGATGACGGCGAGACCATCGCCACCTCCCTGGCTGGCCTGAAGGATGCGACCGAGGCGATCGTCAAGCAGCTGGAGAAGCAGAACCTCATCCTGGTGAAGCTGCTCTCGGCTGTGGGCAACATGAAGGGCTGCGACTGCAAGGTGCAGCCACAGCACATTGCCGCGCCTGCCTAGAGTCCATCAGGCACGAAGTGCCTGATGTCCGTCATCCCACCGGGATCTGCCCCCTTAAAAAAATATAACGCTCTTGTACTATGATGGTCCCGGCTGACGTTCACACACTCGACCGGGACCAACCAGCAGAACATGCGCACGAAATTCGCATGGAAGTCATGCGTTCTGAGGTGTCAAGTCTCATCCCAGAACGTCTCGAACATTTCATCGGTCAACTCGAGGAAAAGATGGGTCTCACCTGTAAAGGTGACCGGTTTGCACCGCTCACCAATGGATTTAGACAATTCTTCCGGGATGACGAGCTGGACCCGAACGGTATGCCCCAGAATGTAGATCTGGAGCGGATTCAGGAACAGAAGCGTCGCCTGGTGAACCTCTTCTCCGAGCTGTATCATCGTTCGAGCGAACTGGGAATCAAGGATAAATCTTCGACTGACGTCAATGGTGATGAGTTTCGCATCGCGCACCGCCTGATGCGACTCATCGAGACTGCCGACGACGCTTACGAAATCATTTTCCGGTACGTCCGGTCATTTGAAAGAATCAACAGCCCGACAATCGCTCCGATGGCTGGTGATATGGATTCTTCGCTTTTCCGCTGCAAGACGATGGATTCTCCAGATGAGGAGGATGACGCCAGCCCGTACCAGCGGCTGCTCCTGTACCTTCTGAACAAGACGTATACACAAAAGATGAAGCGGTACAAGGGTCAGTGTTGTAAACAGATTGAGACGCCCGATGGACATTTGACTCGGGCGTGGAAGCCGGTCATGGAGATTAAGGAGTTTGTGTATTTTTACACGCAAAAAGAGGACAAGTATGACATGTGGCGTAACCTGACGAGCAAGGGTGGTATCGTTCGGGACACAGTGACTCACCTGTCGATGTGTCGCGACATTCAGTTTCCAGAGATTCAGAAGAATCGCCACGTCTGGTCGTTCACGAACGGCATCTTTGCGGGTCGGGATTGGTCTCCCGAGGGTCAGACGTCTCGTTTTTACAGGTACGGGTCGACGGACATTTCAAACCTGGACCCGACGGTTGTGAGCTGCAAGTTTTTCGACCAGGCGTTTCCCGAGCAGATTATGGACATCGAGAAGTGGCAGGATATCAAGACGCCTGTTATTCAGTCGGTCATGGAGTATCAGCGATTCTCGAAGGAGGTGATGGATTGGATGTATGTGTTCATCGGTCGTCTGTGTTTCGACACGAACGATATGGATGCGTGGCAGGTGATTCCCTTTCTCAAGGGTATCGCCGGGTCCGGCAAGTCGACAATCATCACCAAGGTGTGTAAGCGGTTCTACGACTCTGAGGATGTTCGGACGCTCTCAAACAACATCGAGAAGAAGTTTGGTCTCTGGTCGATTCACGACGGGTTCATGTTCATCAGTCCTGAGGTCAAGGGTGACTTGGCACTCGAGCAGGCTGAGTTTCAGTCGATGGTTTCGGGTGAAGATGTGTCCATCGCACGCAAGAATGAAAAGGCGTTGTCGATGACGTGGAACGTGCCTGGTATCCTCGGCGGTAACGAGGTGCCGAGCTACCGCGACAACTCGGGGTCGGTGCTTCGTCGCCTCGTGACGTGGAACTTTGCACGCCAGGTGTCTGAGCCTGACCCGCAGCTGGATGGGAAGCTCGAGGCTGAGATTCCAACGATTCTGTGCAAGTGCGTTCGGGCCTACCTCGACTACGCAAGCAAGTATTCGAAGAAGGACATTTGGGGTGTTTTGCCACCGTACTTCAAGACTGTGCAGGCACAGGTGGCGACGGTGACCAACCCGCTACAACACTTTTTGGCGAGCGACAAGGTGGTGTACGGTCCAGACAAGTGTATACCACAGAAGTTGTTTGTCCAGATCTTCAACCAACACTGCCAAGAGAATGTGCTCGGGCGGTGCAAGTTCAACGAAGACATTTACGCGGGTCCGTTTTCGTCTCGAGAAATTGATGTCCGGACCGGCTCAGACACATACAGGGGCAAGGCGTATGCAAACCAACGCTTCATCTACGGTATCGACACGATCGAAGAAAACTACACGGGTGCTGACCTTGACGTCTAGGACCTTTCCGCCGAAGGCGGGAAGTCTGCCACGGGCTTCGCGGCGGACAAGTCGCTTCGCGACTTGGACTGAACGGACGTCTAGAGGCTAGACGACTTTTCTGAGAAATGGAAACCATGACTGCGTTGTTCTCTGCGTGGGAGAATACGATCGACGAGTACAAGAACCAGCCGAATGTCGAGATTGAGATTCGGCTGGGCAAGGTGAATCGCGGCAAGTTTGATACGAACGTCGGTCAGGCTACGTTTGAACGGGCCCTTCGCCGCCTTCAACGGTATGACGGATGGGAGTCTACCAACGAGAGTCAGTCGACTGTGTATATGGATACGACAGCTGGAAA